GATGAAAATAATAGTGGTGATTAAATGGCAAATGAACAGAATCTTGTAAAAGGTGGAGAAGCCCACCGCTTAACAGCCGAAGAACAGTCGATGGGTGGGAAGGCATCTGTTGAAGCCCGCCGACGTAAAAAAGACCTTCGACAAGCGTTGGAAATGTTGCTTGATAAAGAATATCAGCAGCGCAACGGTGAAATGATAACCGGCACGGAGGCTATTTCAGCGAAGCTGTTTGAACAGGCGATGAAAGGAAATATCAAGGCATTTGAAACAATCCGGGCGACCGTTGGACAAGACCCAGTTCAAAAAGTGATGGTCTCCGAAGTGGATCAATCAGTCATTGATGAAGTAGAACAAGCCGTATGTGGCAAATAAAGTAAATAGAGGAGTTTAGTAAATGCAGGAAATTTGGAAAAGCATTGAAGGTTACGAAGGAAAGTATGAAATTTCAAATTTGGGTAGAGTCAAGAGTCTTTGCGACAAAAACGGCAGAAAGCGGGAACTTATTTTGAAACCGCGAGTAGGAAAACAAGGCTATTTGTACCTTAATTTGTGGCAAAAATCGGAAGGGAAAGCAAAAAAAATTCATAGGCTTGTAGCAGAGGCATTTTGTTACAAACCTGCAACAGCAGAATGTGTAAATCATATAAACGGAGTCAAAACAGACAATCGAGCGGAAAATCTTGAATGGTGTACATATTCGTATAATTCAAAGCAGTCTTACGCAAATGGATTAAGCAAACCCACAAAGGGAGACAAAGACGGAATGTATGGAGTACATGGGAAAGACCATCCATCGTCAAAACCAGTGTTGCAGTTTTCTCTTGATGGCGTTTTTATGAAAGAATGGGAAAATCCGATAGAGGCAGGAAAAGCGTTAAATGTTTGTGGGGCTTCTATTCAAAGATGCGCAAGAGGCGATAGAAAGACCGCATTCGGGTTCAAATGGAAATACAAAAAGGCCGGACAAAAGCCCGTTGAAAAGGTTATGATTGCAGATGTAGACCAAAGCGTGATTGATGATGTAGAAAGAATGGTATATAATGACACGGAATGAAGCAGTTGAGTTCTTATTGAATAGACCTGCTGACTATGCAAAATTGCTCGGCTTTACGAAGCTGGGCGATTTGCATAATGAGTGGATAAAAGAGATGGTCAGAGGCAGGACGGATAAGACATTACAGGCAAGCCGTGAAACGTATAAAACTACGTGCGTATCAATAGCATTGGCAATAATTATTATTTTGTTGCCGTCAAAGAAAGTTCTGTTTATGCGAAAGACTGATAATGATACAAAGGAAGTTATCAATCAGGTATACAAGCTGTTGATGGACCCGCATACGCAGTATTTTGTTCAAACAATATATGGTTGCACATTAAGAGCGCCCGTAAAAAATTCAAGTACGATAACAACGAATCTTGCGATTGATACAAGGGGAACAAATCAGATTTTGGGGCTCGGTATAGGCGGTTCGTTGACAGGAAAGCATTTCGATATAATATTTACAGATGATATTGTCAATCTCAAAGACAGGATAAGCAGGTCGGAGAGAGAGACAACAAAGCTTGTATATCAAGAACTTCAAAACATAAAAAACCGTGGCGGCAAAATATTCAACACGGGTACGCCGTGGCACGCTGATGATTGTTTCTCAATAATGCCCGTGCCTGAAAAGTATGATTGTTATCACCCTGCATTCAAGGATATGTTCACGCCTGACATACTCGAAGAAAAGCGCAAGTCAATGACAAAGAGCCTGTTTGCGGCAAACTATGAATTGCGGCACGTTGCGGAGGATGATGTGCTGTTTACGAGTCCGCAGACGGGAGCAGACCCACAGCTATGTATGCAGGGAACATCGCATTTGGACTCGGCTTATTATGGCGAAGATTACACGGCATTCACCGTTTGCAATGTTCACGATGGGAAATTTTATGTATTCGGTAAGTGTTGGAGAAAGCACATAGACGATGTGACAGAACAAATCAAGGGATGGCACGACCATTTCCTTTGCGGTAAGATGTACACGGAGTTGAATGCAGATAAGGGCTACGTTGCAGGGCAATTCCGTTTAAGAGGCGTTAAAGTAGCGACATATACGGAACACGAAAATAAGTATGTCAAAATCAGTTCGCACTTGAAATTTGAGTGGGAAAATGTTATCTTTGTAGAGGGAACTGACCCTGAATATATCAATCAGATTTGCGACTACAACGAAAATGCTGAACACGACGATTGTCCCGACAGTTTGGCAAGTCTGATACGAATAATGGCAAAGAAAAAAAACAGAGAGCCGTATAAACCGCTTATAATGGGAGGTTCAGATGAAAACATACGAAGATTGGGCTGGAATTGAAACCGAAGCTGATAAACAGGATTTCGTATATTCAGCGATAAAGGAGCACAGGTCGAGCCGTATTTACAAAGAGGCTATTGTTGCCGAAAAGTATGCAAGGCACAGGAATGTCACAATCAATGAGTATCAGAAGATACTTTACACTTTGACGGGCAAGGCGGTCCCCGACAGATGGGGCGCAAACTACAAGATGGCGTGTAGACATTTCTATCGGTTCGTTACACAGGAAAATCAGTATCTACTTGGAAATGGTGTAAGCTGGCAGGATAATACCACCGCCGAAAAGCTTGGCACGAAAAAAAAGTCTTTTGATAAGCAGTTGCAGGAGTTAGGCAAAGCAGCACTGATAATGGGCGTTGCGTTCGGGTTCTACAATCTTGACCATATAGACGTTTTCAAAGTTACGGAGTTCGTGCCGATATATGATGAAACAAACGGCGCATTGAGGGTCGGTATAAGGTTTTGGCAGATTGAGGAAAGGAAGCCGTTGAGGGCAACACTGTATGAAGAAGATGGATATACCGAGTATATGTGGAAAGACGGCGAATGTGAAATCTTGCAGGACAAAAGAGCATACGTTCTTACGCTTGCAGAGACCGCTGTTGACACGGAAATATATGACGGTATGAACTATCCTACACTGCCGATAGTGCCGTTATGGGGCAATCCTGAACATCAGAGCGAGCTTACAGGATTAAGGGAGCAGATAGATTGCTATGACCTTATTAAATCGGGTTTCGCAAATACGGTTGATGAAGCGAGTATAATCTATTGGCTGATACAGAACGGCGGCGGAATGGATGACATAGACCTTGCAAAATTCGTTGAGCGGGTAAAAACGGTTCACGCCGCAGTTGTAGAGGATGACGGTGCAAGGGCAGAAAGTCACACGCTGGAGGCTCCGTATCAGTCAAGAGAGGCGTTGCTGGAAAGGTTAGACAGAGACTTATATCGTGATGCTATGGCTTTAGATGTTGACCGCATCGCGTCGGGAGCGATAACGGCAACGCAGATAAGGGCGAGCTATGAAGCATTAAACAGCAAGGTTGATGAGTATGAATATTGCGTTTTGGATTTTGTGGACAGAATACTCGAGCTTGCAGGGATAGATGACAATGCAACATTCACACGGTCGCAGATGGTGAACACGGCAGAAGAGATACAGAATTTAGTTTCAGCGGCTCCGTTCTTACCCGCTGAATATGTGACGGAAAAAATACTTGCGGTATTGGGCGATAAAGACCGCACAGAGGAAATAATCAAGCAGATACACGCAAATGAGTTGGCGATGATGTAATGGATTATGCACACGAAGAGATTGACAAGAGGCTGAAAGTCCTTGAAAAGAGAATACAGCGTGAATATGGCAAAGCGGTCAAAGAGGCGCAGAATAAACTTGATAAGTATTTTGAGACATTCAAAAAGAATGACGCAATAAAGGCACAGAAAGTCAAGGATGGAGAACTGACCGAAGCCGAATATCAAGAATGGCGAAAACGGCGTTTTATGGACGGTGAACGGTGGCAAGGTATGCGTGATACACTGGCGCAGGAATATCTGAATGCTTACAAAATAGCCGAAAGTATGATGCTGGATTTCAGTTATGAAGCATTTGCCCTGAACAGGAACTTTTCGATGTACGAAATGGAGTTTGAAGGCGTTGACTTGGGTTCATTCACAATGTATGATAAACACACAGTCCAAAGATTGTTGGAGGATGACCCTGATTTGTATCATACTCCAGGCTATAAGATATCGCAAGCAATCAAGGAAAAGCGCATAACAGAATGGAACAAACAACATATCCAATCTGAAATGTTGCGGGGCATATTAACGGGCGAGAGCATACCGAATATTGCCAAAAGATTGCCGCAGAAAGTAGGTCTGTATAATATCCATTCGGCTGTAAGGGATGCAAGAACAATCACTACGGGTGCGGAAAACGCAGGTCGGGTCGACGGGTACAAATATGCGCAAAATCTCGGCATTAAAGTCAAACAGATGTGGATGGCAACACTTGACGGAAGAACAAGGCATAGTCACAGACAGCTTGACGGAGAAAAGATAACGGTCGGAGGAAAGTTCTCAAATGGTTGCAGATATCCAGGAGACCCCGAAGGCAAAGCAGAGGAAATATATAATTGCCGTTGTACTTTAGTAGGCGTAGTCAAAGGGTCAGATGTTGATTTATACGGCATAAATGGTTTTGACCGTTGGCAAAGATTAGACGGGCAGAGTTACGAGGAATGGAGAAAAGCCCATGAAGGTTCAAATAGATGACCATACAGAGGAAGTCCTTGACGCTCTTGATGCACAATTAAAAGCAGGGCTTGAAGCAATCGGAATAACGGCAGAGGGACACGCAAAAGCGAAATGCCCCGTTGATACAGGCAGATTGAGAAACAGTATTACTCACGCAGTTGGAGGCGGTGGAGCAGCAATAACGACATATCGAGCCTCTTATGGGTCGAATACTTATAAGAACAAAAAAGGCGAGACAAAAAGGTATAAGGCAACTTCTGAAAAAGCAGGCTCTGTCGGTTTCGGTATGTATTCAGGCACAATAGGCAACGAAGGAGACAAAACGGTATATATCGGAACAAATGTTGAATATGCTCAATTCGTGGAGTTAGGAACGAGTCATCAAAAGCCGCAGCCATATCTCAAACCCGCCGCAGAAAACCATAAATCGGAATATCAAAGAATACTAAAGTCGTACTTGACAGACGGTGAATAATGTGCTAAATTGGTAATGGCAGAAAAGAAACTCTGACAAGAAAGGAAATAATATGGCACTGACAAGGAAGTTCCTTGCGGCTCTGGGAATTGAAGCTGACAAGGTCGATGAAATCATTCAGGCTCACACAGAAACAGTTGACGGACTTAAAGCAGACCGCGACAAGTTTAAAGAGGACGCTGAAAAAGCCGCTGATATCCAAAAGAAATTGGATGAGGCAAATTCAGTTCTTGCGTCGCACGACAAAGACCCGTTCAAGGTTAAGTATGAGGCAATCAAAGAAGAGTTCGAGCAGTACAAGACGGAGCAGGACAATAAGGCTAAAGAGGCGGCGAAAGTGACCGCATTCAAGAAGCTATTGTCAGACGTGGGTGTGGCTGATAAGCGCATTGACGCCGTTGCGAGAGTATCAGACCTTTCAAAGATTGAACTCAACAAGGACGGAACTATCAAAGGGGCAGATGACCTCAAATCGTCAATAAAAAACGAGTGGGCTGACTTTATCGTTGAGAAAAAGAAAGTCGGTGCAGATGTTGACACACCGCCAGCAAATGAAGGCGGTCGAGTAGATATGAAAGAAATCTACAAGAAGGATGAACACGGCAAATATGTTCTGACTACGGCAGAACGGCAGAAAGCTATTGCCGACAGTTTAAAAAAGGAGTGAAATGAATGGCAGTTGAAAGCCTTACGAATCCGAGAGAAAATCTCCCGAATGTATACACGGATATCACCGCCCGTGAGATTGATTTTGTTACAAGATTTGGCGACAATTGGGATGCTCTGAGAAACATTCTCGGCATTATGCGTCCGATAAGGAAGGCTCCGGGTACACAGCTTATATCTTACAAATCGAGCATCGCGCTTGCGGACGGAAATGTTGGAGCGGGTGAGGTTATCCCGTACAGCAAGGCAACAATCGAACAGTTTGTTAAAGGCGACCTTGCAATCAAGAAGTACGCAAAGGCTGTCCCGATTGAGGATGTTGAGAGATACGGTGCAGAGGTTGCAATCGAAAAATCTGACGATGCGTTCCTTACGAAGCTTCAGAACAATGTACTGACGGACTTCTATGAGTTCCTCCAGTCCGCTACACTGAAAGGTTCGGGCGCGGCTTGGCAGGCGGCACTTGCAAAGGCACAGGGACTTGTTCTGAATAAGTTCGCCACGATGCAGAAAGATGTCACAAGGATTGTTGGCTTTGCGAATATCCTTGACGCATATGATTATCTTGCGACCGCAGATATAACAGTTCAGACGCAGTTCGGACTTACCTACATCGAGAATTTCCTCGGTTATGGTACACTGTTCCTGCTCCCTGAAAAGTTTATCCCCCGTGGGCTTGTTATTGCAACGCCTGTTGAGAATATCGACCTGTATTACATAGACCCGTCTGACAGCGAGTTTGCGAGACTTGGTCTGACATACACAACGCAGGGCGAGACAAACCTCATCGGTTTCCACGCAGAGGGGAACTACAATACCGCAGTTGGCGCGAGCTTTGCGCTTATGGGTATGGCTCTATGGGCTGAATATCTTGACGGTATCGCAAGGGTATTTGTCGGCACAGAAACGAAGGTCACCACGGCAGAAACTATTACGGGTGACGCAACTGATACGCTTCTGTTTAAGACGGCGCACAGCCCGATTATCAGTGTTGAGGAACTTAAAGACGGCACGGATGATATAACGGATTATACCATTGAAGATAATGGTGTGAGACTTGCGACAGCTCCGACAGGAACGGTAAAGATAAAGTATACTTACGTGGCATCATAGTATAGTCCTTTCTGATGGCGGGGTGTTGGTTGGTAGACAATGCCCCGCTTGCGCTTTAAAAATGACTAAAACAGAATTTTTCGCAGACCTCAAAAATTACTTTGTAAAAGACAGAGTAGAGGGTGAGTTTAAGATTGTCAACGGCAGTATTGATATACCAGCCGTTACAGGTCAGTATTTCCGCATTATGGGGTCTGTATTGAATGATGGAGTTTATGAATATCCCGCAGCTCTGATTGATGAAACATTCGATGGAGTTATATGGTTGATGGCAGTACCGCCAGTTGTTAAAAACCTGATTGAGCAGATAAATCAGTGGGAAACAGACAATGCAGCGGTTATCAATAGCCCGTATAATTCAGAGAGTTTCGGCGGGTATTCATACTCCAAAGCAGTTGGGGCAGATGGCTCGTTGAATTGGCGGTCGCAGTTCGGGTCACAGTTGAATAAATGGAGGAAGATATGTCCTTATTAGCGGAAGCATATGAGCCTTGCATTATGCTCAACAAGACCAAAGAAATGGACGGATATGGCGGGTATATCAATGTATGGAGCGAGGGCGCAGAGTTTCAGGCGGCATTTGCCTTTGATGGTTCTCTAAATGCGCAGATAGCGGCAAAACAAGGCGTTTCGAGCTTGTATAGGGTAACTACTACCCGTGCGCTAACGCTTGATTATCACGACGTATTCAAGCGAGTAAGGGATGGCAAGATATTCAGGGTCACCACCGATGGTGATGATGAATATACGCCGAAATCAGCTGGCTTGGATATGCGGCAGGTAAGAGCCGAAGAATGGAGTTTGCCAAATGACTAAAGAGCAAGCACTCGATACATTCTGGAACTCATTCGGTATACCTGCATATGATGTGAATACAGTTCCCGATGATGCAGAGTTCCCACGAATAGCTTATGAAGTAGCTACAAGCAGATTTCAAGACAGATTAACGCTCGGTGCAAATTTATATTACCGTTCAAATTCTTGGCGTGAAATCAGCCTTAAAAAGGATGAAATAGCGAATTTCATAGGCGACAGATTGAATATCGCTATTGACGGCGGTTATTTGTCAATAGAACAGGGCGACGGATTTGCTCAAAGGATGAGCGATGACGACGACGCTGTACGGAGATACTACATAACAATTATAGTTGAGTTTTTGACCAGATTTTAGGAGGTAAAAGATGGGTAAATTCACGGTTATTCCTCAGAGTACATTCAAAGAGTTACAGCGGGACGCGGGGGTCCTTCTGAAAACATTCGACCCCGCACAGCCCGCCGCACCTGCGGACGCTGATATTATTTGTGCCACAACAGGTGGCATTACGGTCTCTTGTGTGCCGACATTTTCAGATTTGGGTGAGGATATAGACAACTGCCCCGAGAATACAAAAGAGCTGAAACACCTTGACGGTTGGGAGTGTACAATGTCTTTTACGGCACTTGGGACGAGTCCTGCGGCTATTCAGATGGCGTTAGGGTGTGCCGATATAGACGGTACGGATACTACAAAGGTTATTCCCCGCAGAGACCTTGAACAGACTGACTTTAAAGATTTGTGGTGGGTCGGCGACAGAATGGACGGCGGCTTTGTCGCTGTTAAATTGATAAATGCGCTTGCGACAGGCGGGTTTGAGCTGTCTACCGAGAAGAACGGTAAGGGCAATGTTGATGTTGAACTTACAGGACACGTATCAATCAATGCGCAGGATGTAGTCCCGATGGAGTTTTACAGTGTAGACGGCACAAATGAAACGCCGTCCACAGGTGGCGAAACGCCGTCCACAGGAACGGGAGGCTAATTAGTGAAATTGAGTGATATAAAGGGCGAACAGTCGCTTGATGTTCTTGCGGATATTCTCGAGCCTATTGCCGTTATTGTGAACGACGACAATGTTAAGGCGGCATTTAAGGATAGTCGCATAAAGGGCATCGCTTGTGCGATAAAGCGTCATAAAAATGAAGTCGTTGAGATTATGGCGAGGCTTGACGGAGCAGAGCCTGAGACTTATGAATATAATCTCCTGACCTTGCCGAAAAAGTTCCTTGAAATTTTCAATGACGAGGCAGTACAGTCACTTTTTTAATTGCCGCCGCTGATGGCGGGAAAGAACTGTTTTGGAAATGTTACGGCGAGTACAGAGGTACAGAGCGACATTTTCATAAATACTTGATGGCTTGCCTTGACCGTGAACGTGATGAAAAATCATTCAGGATATATCTCACGGACTCGGTCAAGGTGCTTTCTGATAATTTCAATGGCATTTACGGCGGATATAAAATCTCAAAGCGATATGCAGAGGTTTTGAAACCTCAAAAAGAGGAAACGCGGACACCTGAAGAAATCATTGAAAGCATCAGGGCGAGATTAAAAAGAATGGAGGGACAGCCGTGAACTTGATGAATTTGCTTATCAGTATAACCGCTGATAACAAAGACGCAACCAGCAAGATAAATGAAGTCGAAAAGAAAGCAAGCGGACTGTCTAAAGCTTTTTCGGGCATCGGGAAGGTAGGAGCAACAGCATTCAAGGCGGTGGCTGGAGCGGTCGCCGCTGTTGGTGGTGCGGCGGCTACTGCTACCGTGGCAATCGGGAAACAGGCGGTTGCTTCCTTTGCGAATTATGAACAGTTAGTCGGCGGTGTTGATACACTGTTCAAGAACAGTTCGGCAAAGGTGCAGGAATACGCCAAAAATGCTTATGCAACGGCGGGACTTTCTGCAAACGAATATATGGAACAGGCGACCAGTTTTTCTGCGTCGCTTATTCAGTCTTTAGGAGGGGACACAACAAAAGCCGCAGAATACGCTGACAGGGCTATAAGAGATATGTCCGACAACGCAAACAAAATGGGCACGAGTATGGAAATGATACAGAATGCCTACAATGGTTTTGCGAAGCAGAATTATATGATGTTAGACAACCTCAAGCTCGGTTATGGTGGAACAAAAACCGAAATGGAGAGACTCATCTCCGATGCTTCAAAAATGACTAAGGTTCAGAAGGATTTGAACTTGACAGTCAAAGATGGGGATATGTCATTCGGAAACATTGTCAATGCTATTTCAGTAGTCCAAAAGAAAATGGACATAATGGGAACGACAGCAAAAGAGGCAATGTTCACTATTCAGGGAGCGGCAAATTCCACAAAGTCAGCGTGGAAAAATGTCATTACGGCTATCGGCGGCGGTGGTGACCTTGACGATGCTTTTCAGGGGCTTACATGGGCATTATTCGGTGATGGCACGAAGGATGAGAATGGTGTCGGAGGCGGCTTAATTAACCGTGTAGTTCCTCAAATACAAAAGACTGTTGACGGGATAGGGAATTTTCTTGACAAGGCAATACCCGAATTGTCAGCTAAAGTACCTGAAATATTGAGAGCGACAGTTCCCGCAATACTTAAATCAGTCACGGGACTTGGAAAGCAGATTGCAAAGTCTTTGCCTGATTTGTTTGATTTGATTACAGATGAGGGAATCCCGCTTGCGATGGAGACAGGCGAGGAAATTCTTGAAAGTCTGCTCGATGTAGTTCCCGATATAATCAAGAAGTTTAGCGATGGCGGAACAGAGCTTATTACACAGCTTGTTGACAAAATAGCAAAGGGTATTCCGAAACTCACGCAGACTGGAACGAAGATTATTACAACGCTTGTAAATGGATTGAGTAAGGCATTACCTCGGTTATTGCCAGCGGCAACAAAAATGATAACAACGCTTGCCACTAACCTTACAAGCGGGAACACTTTAACGCCGATACTGAATTCAGGGTTGACGCTGATACAGAATTTAGTCAATGGATTATTAAGGTCGCTGCCTACATTGACGGCGGCTGTGCCGACAATAATAAATAATCTTGTTGATTTTATAATTCAGAACGCACCGTTGTTGCTGGGAACGGGTGGCGAGTTGATATTCCAGATATTAGAAGGAATTGCAAACAGTGTAAGTGATTTAGCGGCAGGTGCGGTAACAATAGTCGGCAATCTTCTGACTGAATTGATATTCAACGCTCCGCAGCTCTTAGAAGCTGGTACGGAGTTCCTTGAGCAAATTGCAATAGGAATGGCGAACGGCGTTTTTACTCTGATTGCCAAAATCCCCGAAATTGTTGAAAGCATAAAACAGGCTTTCGAGGATGCAAAAGAAAGGTTTAAGGAAACGGGTAAAGGATTCGCTGAGTCAATAGTTAATGGAATAAAGGAGTATTTCAGAGTTATCGGCGGTGTAGGCGGTCTGTTGTCGGGTATATTTACGGGCAACCTTGGACAGGTGGCATCGTCTGCACAGATGCTTGCACCTGAAATCGGCAAGGCATTCAGCAATGTGTTCTCAAAGACTGCGCAGGGGCAGAAATGGATTCAGCAGTATCAAGAAAAGAAACTGCAAGGCTCAAACGGTTGGGTCGGTGGCGGAAACAGCAAAATAGAGGGGTATACCTCAAACCAGATAAAAGCCATTGAGGAACGGAGTAAAGCGGCGGCAGAAACAGCAAAAAAGTCTGCTGCTGAGATATCTAACGCATACAAGAATGTCAATATTGCTACAGGACTATCAACGGAGTTCTCAAAATCGCAGTCGTTAGCAACGGCAACAGCCGAAAGTATTAAACAGGCGTTTTCGGGTGTATCAACAACCGCTTCAACATCTGTCGGAACTGCACAGGCAAAAGCAAGTCAGGGATTGTCCACAGCGGCTGCAATGAATGAGAAATTCGGCAGAGCAGCGCAGACGGCTTCCGCTGCGGCACAGACAGCTCAGACAGCGGGGCAGACCATAACGAATACATTTAGTCAGATGGGTACGAATGTAGGCGAGACGGTCAATTCTGGCATTCAAACGATAAAATGGGATGAAGTACAGACGGGAGCAAAAACAGCGGCAGACGGGGCTGTAAGAGCGTTTTCGTCAACTGTCCCGCAGTTCAAAGCAATCATCGAACAGATTAAAGGTTATTTCAGGGAGTTTTTCAGATGGTTGAACGAGGCATTTAAGAACTCGGCAAAACAGGCGGTCAACGCTTGGAGTGGAGTTCCTGCACAGTTCACCATAATAACCAATCAGATAACGACGCAGTTTCAGACAATGTCAACGAACATCGGCACTATCTTCACGACGCTTGCAGGTAATGCCTCGCAGTGGGGACAGGATATGATGGAGAGTTTCGGCGGCGGTGTTG